TCATCCTCAGTGTAAAAGAAGCAGTCATTGCACAAATCTAAATACTCTCCTGTATCAGCAGATTTCCTTGTAGACTCAAAGTCCGATAAATTCTTGTTACACGCTATGCATCTCATTTATAATCCCTCTTCCTTAACTTCTACCATTCTACCTGTTTTCTGGTCAAATAACAACCCTCCAGCTGGCCCTGTAGTACCACAGAAGCGGTTCTTCAGCACTCTGACATTGGTTGTATTCCTCTCTATTGGGTCTTCAGCCTGACCATTCCTCTCTAGTCCTATCACCATGTCTGAGAGCTGTGCAATGGAAGCAGAGCCTCTGAGCTGTGACAGACTACTAGCAGCGCCTTCCTCGTGGCCTTTACCGTCTGGTCTTTTCAGGTGACTCACCATAAACAGTGTGATACCAGTCTCTTGAACCAACATTCGCAGCTTGGTGCAGATTTCATCCAGCGCCTTCCTCTCGTCACCGTTGCTCTGTGCAGATACAACAATACTAACGTGGTCTAGGAACAGGAACTTGGTGTCCAGCGCCTTAGCCATGTAGCGACAGCGAGCTATGATGTTGTCTATGCTGGTAGAACCGAAGTGGTCGAACATAAACAGTCTCTGAGTGCCCATGGTAGCCTCAAAAGCCTCCCAGCGTTCCTCCTCAGTGCTTTCAATATCAGGTAGGTGCAAGGGCTTGTTAGCCGCCAGTGACATTAGAGACAGTGCAGTCTTACGTGCGTTCTCTTCTAGGAATAGTAAGCCTATGTTCTCCTCAGAGTGTTTCAGGATGTGCCACACTATCTCTCTGACAAACTGTGACTTGCCTAGTCCAGAGCCTGCTGTGATGGTGACTAGCTCTGCCTCTCTGATACCGTAGGTTAGCTTGTTCAGGCTCTCCCAAGGGTACATTACAGCAGACTTCTCTACTGGCCTGTTCACTTCATCCCAGAGACTAGCGCCATTGATGATACCATCAGGTACAAACTTCTCTGCTCCCCAGAAGGCAGCAATGTAGGCTTTGGAGTCATTAGCGGCTAGGTAGTCGCAAGCATCCTTGTACTCTGGTGGGTTCTTCATAATGGCTGACTTACCACCAAACAGCTCTGCAATCTCTCTCGCAGCCTTCTGCCCAGGTTCGTCAGAGTCCATAGAGATGACGATAGCGTCAAAGCTGTCTAGCCACTCATAGGCGGCCTTACAGTCCTTTAGAGCGCCACTAGCGCCGTTCCTGACAGATACTACTGGGTACTTGCTGCCTTGCATCTGGTAGCTTGCAGCAGCGTCAAACTCGCCCTCAGTGATGGTGACATACTTGGCAGAGCCAGCAGAGAACAGATGCTGTCCGAATAGACCAGCGCCTTTCCAGTCTCCTACAATGCTGTGCTGCTTGTCTGGTAGACGTATTTTAGCCGCAATAGGCACTAAAGCATCGTCTGGGTTGTGGTAGCTGAAATAAGTCTTATCTGGAGTCTCTAGGATGCCGTAATACTTCGCTGTAGCTGTTGTCAGACCTCTGGATACTATGCTCTGGTACTTACCCGTGGTTAACATGTTCTCTACAGCACTGAAGCTGGGCTTTGGTGTAGGCTGGTCATCCTGCGGTATCTCTACAGGTTGATAGCCTCCCTCAGTCTTTGTATATGTCCCGCAGCTATGGCAATAGGTGCTATTCTTGTTCACCTGTAGCGCATCGCTGCTGCCACAGTCTGGGCAGGGTTGATGGGTTGCTACACTCATTCAAAAATCTCCTCATAAACTCTGCCAAAGCTGATTAGGCAAAGTGGTAGATGTAGGATAACACCCTGAAAAGGCATTACTTCTATGCTCTCTGTGCTGGCATTGTATATCCACACTGGCCTACTGTCTGGAAACTCCAGATCAAAGCCTACGCCAAGTCTATACTCTATTGTTAAATTGCGTCCTAGGATAACCATGCTGTTTTATGCTCCATGTTTCTTGCTGTTATTCTGATCCTGCGCTTACATATTGGGCAGGGCTTAGTCCAGTCTGTTTGCTCTGGGTGGCGACAATAGTGGCTCCGTTCTTCTGGAATATTGTAGCTCCCTTTCACTTTAACAGGTTTCCTCTCTAACACCAAACGATCTCTACTAGTTAGAATCATTATCGCCTCCTCTACTAAATATCATATCATACTCTGTACTCTCTGATATAAACTGCACAATCACTGCTGGATGTACTTTGTAGAAATTTGCAGCCTCCTTCAGTGAGAACACGCCATTATTAATATCTGCGGCAGCTTTAAACACTGCCTGTACTTCAGGGTTCATTGTACCCTTTAACATATATTCTCTAAACATTTTAAATTCCTGTTTGTTAATTGTTAAAATTTATGCTACCCTCTGGACTATATAGTAACAAAACAGCCTTACTGTAGCAATAACTACTAGCAGTTCTTCTTTAACGAATACTTCAGCTCCTCTAAAGTGTCCTGTAGCGCTTCAATATCTTCAGGGTAAGGAGTCCATTTAGGGCTTTTCAGTTTCTCTATAGTGTCTACTGCTGCTGTTAACTCTCTCAGGACGCTAAAGAATCTCTCCCGAAGCTCCCAGTCCTCTAGCTCTACTAAATGCTCATCGCCATGTAACAGGTCATTAGGGCCTTTAAATAGTTGCATTGTTAGTTCTCCAGGTCGTTAATAATAGTCTCTCTGATGCTGTCCTGCTCAGCTCTTCCTACTCTATAGGGTAAGCTCTCAATCCATACAACGTAGCGCTCTATAGCCTCAGTGCGAAGCTGATCATTCTCTATATCTGCAAAATCCATTATATAGTCTCCCTATCTTCTCCATCTAAACAATCAATATGTTTTTTTAATAATGCCCTAAAGTGTTTATTATGGTCTTGGCTTAAAGCGTCTAAAAATATATCGTGCAGGGTTGTGCCAGTAATTTCTATGTCTATACCATGACAGCGAAACGCGAGAAAATCCTTGTATCCTCTGCCTTTAGCTTCAACGTCCATTTCAATCTCCCAGACACTTTGCGCGCGTATTTTCCTAGTGCGGTCAACGGTGTGAATCTTTATAGCCATATTATCTCTCTCTCTATTGGTTAATGTTCAGAGTATTAGATGCTCTCTCCCTCAATAGTTCAATACTCTATAGCCCTATAGTGTGACCCAATACCTGGTTCTGGTCACGTTATAGCCTCTCTCTCTGTAGTCTCTCTATTGCCTCTCTGTAGTCTCTCTATTGCCTCTCTGTAGTCTCTCTATTGCCTCTCTGTAGTCTCTCTATTGCCTCTCTGTAGTCTCTCTATTACGGGAAACAGGTTCGCCCTCTCTCTGCGGTACTCATAGGGACTCTTGCGTCTATAGCACCCAGCAATAGCGATGCTATGGTGTAACAACTACCAGCAACCACTAGCTATAGTCCTACAAGGCCATATAAAGCCGTCTAAGCCGTTTTACAGTGTTCTAGGTGCTAGGGTACTGGGTAGGAATAAACAGGCTTAAACAGGCTTATATTATCTAGGCGCATAAAAAAGCCCAGCTTTAACACTGGGCAAGGTTGGACTACTACGGGGAATTATTTAGACTCTGCGCTCAATAGCTGGATAGTCTGCGCGTAGGCGCTGCCAATGGTCTGCATCTATTTCTTCGTATAGCGCGTCACTTTCTCCAAACTGCTCAGCTTTGCGCTGTAACCAATCCCTAATGTGATCGCCATAATAACTTGAGTCCCTATCCCAGAAGCCAGTGCCGTGGCCATTCCTAGATAACCAGAAATCATGGCCTGCCTGCTCTATTGCGTCATCTGATAGATAGCACTCAGCATACACCATAAATGCTAGGCACTCGATGGTCTGCTCTCTCTCCCAAACTTCACAAAATTTTGTTCTTATCGAATCCTCAGTAAAACGGACGCACTCAAAATATGCGTCAATAAATCGCTGTTCTTTTTTGTTTGGTGTAATCATGCTGCAACCTCCGCTTGTAGTTCATATAGTGCCTGCAATGCCGCGTTTTGAATTGTAACCTCCGCCAATATACTGGCATGGTGCGCGAACGAGTCGAATCTATAGCTGTTATCGTCCAGCATTTCCTCCGCATCAGCGGTACAGCAGTTAGCACAGAGCATTATTGCCTTGTAGGTATATATGGCGTGCTCACTACTAGCAGCAGCTTGGTCGATTAGCTCATAGTGATCGCCGCCGTGCTGTTTAACTTCCTGAATGGCTTCCTCTGCAATGCTGCGGGCCAGTTGCTGTAACTCGTAATCGTTTTTTATATAGTCCATCTCATATGCTCCAAATTAAAGTTTAAGTAGTTTTATTAGTTTGGTTATCTCTCGCGCTTTCTCCCACAGCGCAGCGCAGTTTGTGTCAGTGTAGGCTGTTTTCCCTTGGCTTTCTAGCTTAATAATCTGCGGGGTTATTAACGCCAGTTCAGCCTCTGCTGTTTTTAAATCCATCTTATACGCTCCAAATTGAATTAATAAAGGCGATAAAACCACCCAGTGTTGTAGTAACTATCAGAGTAACTACAAAGTAGTAGACCCTGTCGAGTCGCTTTAGTTCACGCTCCAGCATTTTACTTGCTAGGTACTGGTGCGCTCTGTTGATCTCTATTTGTCGCTGGTTGTCCATTGTAATACCCTCTATTGGTCTGTATTAATCAAACAGTCTGTACCAGCTATTGAGTTCCTTTTGAGACACTGGCCGTACAGTATCCATACGCGGATTCAGGTTCCCATCGTCGCCCCATTTCTCCAGCACCTTGGCCTTGGCTTCCTCTAGTGTCTCAGCCATTACAGTATTAAAACCGCCTGACTCCCAGTTGAATATAAAATCTTGCATCTGTATTACCTCTATCTGTTTGTTGTATTAGTTAGAGGGCTATATAGCCCCTTGTGCCATTAGTTGAGCGCCTACAGCCCATAGGCCAAACGCTGCCATTGCTGCTATGTGTAACGCTGTGCTTTTTATTGCTGCTTTGCGCTGTGCTGTTTTGCGTCGCTTGCTCATTGTAGTAGTTCCTGTGTCTGTTTGTTGTCTTGATGGGTTCAGTATACAGCGCTGGACTATAGAGTCAACACAAAAGCAAACAGTTAATAGAACGATTAGTTATAACTATATAACCTAATAGCATAACTGTATTGCTGCCATAGTATAAAGAGCGGGCGCGCGTGAATACTACAAAGAACCTGGGGAGTCAAACATTAACGTGACCAGACCAGGCTATTGAGTCACGCTAATAAACCTGCAAAGTATTGACGGGGTGGTGACATAGTGCTAGGTAGTCCTGAGCAGTACCTACTAGCACACCCTCTCTTGCCTGTACAGAATCTATGGTGACTATAAAGCCTATACTGGTCACACTCCAGGCTAGACAAACTAAGGTGGGTATGCTAGAGGGGACGGGGGAGGGTGCGTAGCTGCGGAGATTGTTACTGTACCCGCTCAGATACAAAATAGGGCTAAATTAGACTAAAAAGCAACATAGTTATAACATATAGCTATAAAGTCTAAGTTGTTGATAACAAAAGGTAATGAAGGCGACTGCGGAGACGCTGTTATGGCTGAGAATCCGCCTGTAAAGGAACAGGGGAGCCTATGGCGTAACATTAACAATAAATAACCTATGAAATAGCTTGACATTTGCTAAAAAGTATGCTATAATAACTATATAGATTGAAAAGAGTTGCTTTAATATCGCTTTAGTGCCCTATAGGAGGTCTGAAAGGTTAACTACTAGTAGTTGTCCTACAGGTATTCCTAAAGGGTTAGAAAGCAACTCTGTTCAGTCTCTATAGACTAGAATCTCAGTAGAGGCAACTCAGTGGCAAAGATAGGAAGACCTAAGAAGGCAGATGTTAAGGCTGTTACCAAAGGCAGTCGCAGAGGCGTTGGTAGACCTAAAGGTGACGCTTCCATCATCAATGATTATAAAGCAAGGATGTTAGCATCGCCTAAGAGTAGGAAGGTGTTAGACAGTATCCTCAATGCCGCGTTAGATGATGACCACAAGAATCAAGCAGCAGCGTGGAAGCTCTGCATGGACAGGTTGTTGCCTGTTAGTTATTTTGAGAAGGATAAGGCCAGCGGAGGCAAGAGTGCCATCACATC